TACTTTTGCAAAACGTTGAAAAGGTTGATAAATACACAGCCGCAGTCACAGGGACAAACATAGCACAAGAACAGGCGGACAAAAACATGTCAACGTTTTCAAAGAAAATGGAATCTTTATCGAATCGTTGGACAAATTTGGTCACATCAAGCGACGCGGTGAATGGGAAACTTTCATTCATGGGTTCTGTGATTGATTTTGTTTCGAATAATTTGGAAACAATTGTTGGTATCATTGGGATTGTTATAAGTGCATGGGTGGGGATGCGCTTGGCTTTATTTGCCGCACGAAATGCAATTTTATTATACAACATAGGTTTGGGCGTTATGGGTGCGGTCAGCGGCACGGCATCAATTGCTATTGGAGCAAACACCGCGGCGTTGACTGCTTACAACATAGCGACGAAAGTGGCGGGAACTACGATGAAAATTTACACAGCGATTCAATGGGTTGCAAATGCTGCGATGACCGCTTTTCCAATCACGTTGTTGGTTGTTGGAATCATTGCGTTGGTTGCTGCAATCGCTTATTTGATATACAAATTCAAAGATTGGATCGCGCAATTGTGGATTGTTCAAACGGTGATGAAATTGGTTTCGGGATTTATTGATTTGATAAAACAAAAATGGACAGCCATTTCTGATGGTTTCACCAATGGCGGAATCATCGGAGGGTTGAAAGCAATTGGGTTGGTTTTGTTGGATAATTTATTGATGCCATTGAATCTGATTTTGAAATTAGCTTCAAAAATCCCTGGAATGGGTGATTTGACAGGATCATTACAGGGGAAAATCAGTGAATTCCGTGCGAGTTTAGAAACAGAAAACGTCCCCGCAGTTAATCCAAAGAAATCAGAACAGGATGCGTTGACTAAAACAATTGAAACATCAACCAATTCAAATGCGACATTGACCGTTGTTGCCCCAGTTGGATCAACAAAAGTTGAAAAAGACAAAAACTTCATGCCAATCACCACGTCAACAATGGGAGCAATTTAATTTTTATTAATTTTATGACATGGATGATTTATCGATATACGAAACAGGATCGGGCGGTGATTTAGAATTGCGGGGAAATGACATCGCAGGATCATCGGGTTTGTTTTCGATGGTTTACATGGCTTTTTTTGGAGGAAACACAGAAGCGTCAACAACTGGAAATGAAATTGATTCTGAATTGCGAAATGATTGGTTTGGGAATTCATTGTTGTTTGATGATCAACCAGAAATTCAATTTAATTCACATCTGGAACGTGCATTGAATGAAACTGCATTGAACTCACAAGGTAGAATCACAATTGAACGGGCTGCGAAAATGGATTTGGAATTCATGAAAGATTTGGCAAACATTTCTGTTGACGTTTCAATCATTAGTGATCACCGTGTTCAAATAGATGTAAGAATTCAAGAACCCGAAAATTTACAGCAAAAAGACTTTCAAATTATTTGGGACAATTTGGAAAGTGAAATAATAATTCAAAAATCATTCTGATGGCGGTTCAAATACCTACATTCAACACATTATATTCCGACATAATTTCGCAATTAGAATCCGAATTGGGAATCACTATCCCTTTATTCGGAAAAAACTTTTTGCGTGCGTTGGCAGTTGTTCAGGCGACAAAATTAAAATTGATTTATTTAGCTATTGCAAACGTTCAAAAAAACGTGTTTGTTGACACCGCCGATCCAGAATCAGTTGGAGGCACATTAGAACGATTTGGGCGTGTAAAATTGGGCCGTTCGCCATTTTCAGCGCAGGCGGGTTCGTATCAAATACAAGTCACAGGTGACATCGGTGCGGTGATCCCTGCGTCAACAACTTTCAAATCAAATGATGATTCATCATCGCCAAATAAATTGTTTCAATTGGACAACCAATTCACAATGACATCCACAACAGAAACAATTGTTGTTCGCGCATTGGAAGGTGGTTTGGATTCGAAATTGTCAATCAATGATGGATTGACGGCAACAGCACCAATCATCAACATTAATTCATCAGCCGTTGTAATTTCTGAAACAATTTCACCATTGTCGGCTGAATCATTAGAAGATTATAGAGAAAAAACAATCAATGCGTTTCAATTAGAACCGCAGGGAGGGGCGGCAACTGATTTTCGTTTGTGGTCCGCTGATGCGCAAGGTGTGGCGGCTGTTTATCCGTACACGAAACAGGGGTTTGCGGGTGAAATTTCATTATTTATTGAAGCAACAATCGCAGACAGCACGGATGGAAAAGGCACACCATCATTGACTATATTGCAGGACGTTGAATCAGTCGTTGAATTTGACCCAGACACCACGAAAACAATATACGAAAGGGGGCGAAGGCCAATTGGTGTTTTCAACATAGATTTCAACCCGGTGACAATTAAAGAAGTTGATATTCAAATTCAAGGGTTTCAAAATTTAACACCAGAAAAACAAACCGCCATTGACAATGCGATTGCTGAATTTGTTTCAGAAGTACGGCCATTTGTTGATGCGGCGGATGTGCTTGCAAACAAAAACGACATCATTTCAATCAATAAATTAACGTTTGTAATTTTAGAAGCAGAACAAACAGCGATTTGGACGGGGATTGATTTGAAAATCAATAGTGTTTCTGTTCCTTCATGGACATTTGAAAATGGTGACATTCCAAATTTGAATTCGGTGGCGTATGTTTAAAGATAAATTTCTAAAACTTACTAGATCACTTTATCCACGCGGACGGGCATTCGCTGTTTTACCAAACACGGTGAAAGAAAAATTGCACAGCGCATTGGCTGAAAGCGAAGCAAAAGCGTATTCGGACGCGGCTGCAATTCTCGATTCAATATTACCTGACAATCCCCGTTTCACAGCAGAAGATGCGACAAATTGGGAAAGAAGATTGGGATTAATTACGAACGATTTTGTTTTATTGGATGATCGCAAATTGGCAATTGGTAGAAAGTACAATCATCCAGGAACGATCCCTGCCCGTCAACATTTCAAATACATGGAGGGGCAATTGCAGGCGGCCGGGTTCAATGTCACCGTGATTGAAAATCGTTTCCCTGCCTTGGCGTTTATTCCAGAACAAATGGGTGTTTCTGAAATGGGAACAGGTGCGCAAATGGCGGGTGAAGTTGCCAACCCTGTAAAATACGAAGTTATTGACCCTTATTCAGTGAATGCAGATACAGCACAAATGGGAGTGTTTGAAATGGGTGCAGGGATTGAAATGGGTGGTTTTGTTCAGGTCGTTCCATTTGAAATCATTGCACGATATATTGACCCGTTAAAAGATGAAGATTTTTTCACCGACACAGTGATTGCAGAAATGGGTGATGGTTTGCAAATGGGTGATGGTTTGCAAATGTCGGAGTTTGTCGAATATCTTGATAAATTGCGGTTCACGTTTTTCATTTCTGGATTGAGTTGGCCAAACCCTGCGATTTTACCTTTTGACAGAAAAGATGAATTTCGACAATTGGTTTTGAAATTGAAACCGGCAAACACCGTTGGTTTTATTTATGCGGAATATACAGTTGAAGATTTTAATATTGATTTCAACAATGATTTTAATTCCACACCATGATTTTTTAAATTTGTAATATGAGCATAAAAACATTGGCCGACCTACGAACGGCCGTAAATAATGATATAAAAACAAACGGCGTTCGGGCCATCACCGGCGCAATAATGAATACACAATTGATCGACGTGATCGATTCATTAGAAGGTGATTATGTGGCAAAGGATGGATTGTTGGACACACGAATTCAATCGTTGGAAAACATGACATTTGTTGTTTTGCAAGACCCTGCGACGGGTTGGGATGCGTCAACGGGTACATTTCCCGGAGGCGGAACAGCGAAAGCGGGGTACAAATGGGAGGTAACAACACCGGGCGTTGTTGATGGTGTTGAATTTGATGATGGTGATTTTATTTTAGCAGTCACCGACAATGCAAGTTCCACAACATACGCGGCAAATTGGGTCAAAGAAGATTCAGCCGACCGCGTCCGATCAGTGCGGGGCGAATCGGGTGATGTCACAGGTGTTGCAAAAGTAGAGGTCGCAGCCGGAAACCCAACGGTCAATTCCGACGACGTTGCGGGTTTTTTAGCGGGTGACATTTGGGTGAATTCATCAACGGGGTTTGTTTATATTGCGGACAACGTTGCGACGGGTGCGGCATCATGGCGTGATATTAACCGAGTGAATGAAGCGCCAATCGACGGAACACAATACGCAAGAAAGAACGAAGCATGGGAGGCGGTAAGTGCGGGCACAGCCTTTTCCGATGTCATTTATGTAGACAGCGAAAGCGGAGATAATGGAACAGGTGAAGTTGGCAACGCTTCAAAACCTTTTTTAACGCCTGAATATGTTGTGTCTAACGTTGTTAACACTGGAACAATTACGGGTAATACGGCAACAAATACAACTATATCAAATATTTCTGATGCTCATAACGCCAACTTAAAAGTAGGTCAATGGTTATCGGGTAGCGGTTTTAACTATGGAACTATTATAGTAGCCAAAGGTAACGAGGGAGGTAACGCAAATACGATCACTTTAAATAAAGCAACAACGGCAACGGCAACGGGGGTTACAATTAGTTGGCATATCAATTACTTTGTTAAATGTACGGGGGCTTTTGTTCTTGTTGGGTATGCTGCGGGCGGGAACTTATCAAAAAGCGGTTTTAACTTTGATTTTGGAGATTCAACCGTAATCATCAACAACACCACGCCCTTTTTTGAAAGCGCAGCAAGACATACGCCCTTTTTTGTTAGCGGTGGTTATTGGGAAGGGCGAACGGGGTTAAGTGCTTTTATTTTAAATTCAGGCGTAGCATCAAACCATACGTTTATAATTGACATTAAGCGGTTTTATACCAACGTAAATTCATATGCCTTCAATTTTACACAAAATGGGGTGCAAAAATATTCTATCGGAAAAATCACTTGCGGCCATTTATGATGTCCTTTTGGGTTAATTTCAGATACTGAGGGGGGTGTTACAGAATTGAATTTTAATTATGCATACGGGGCGTTAGGTGGATGCAGATTTAGATACAACAGTAATACGTTAAACGGGGTTATCCAAACACCCGCAGCAATTAACGCAATTTTCACAGTTGACAGCACGGAATTAATTTGTAATGCCTCTATACGTGGAAGCGTTTATTTAGGCAATATATCTTTTTCAGCTTTCAATGGCCCGATAACTGGAACTAATTTTGCAACTAACACGGCAGGTGTTGATAAATTAGTATGCAATGGTGAAGTAAGAGTTTCAAGCGGGAATATAAGCACAAGAGGAACAGCAATTTTTAACGGAGATGTAAATGGCTCATGGATTGTTTTTGGGGTTGTAGGCGGGAACTCTACATTTGTAAATCTAGGGGGCAGCCTTTCAGCTATTGGCGGCAAACACTATGTAACATCGGGCTTTAGCTATTACGGGGTATTAACCAATTTAACCGTTGGAGCAAGTACAGA